ATCTGGCCTTGTTGCTTGACCTGCTCAACTTCCAACAGAGGATTAGCCTGCGGTTGTTGCGGTTGTTGTTCGCTAGGATCAGTAAAGAACTCGTTGCCATCCGAGAATCCGGCATTCTCTGCAAGGCGTTTCGCAGAAGAGTAGATATTCTTCGGAGTCGCTACCCCAATCGCCATTGCTTCCCGCTGAACCTGAAGAATGCTCATCAGGTGCGTGAGTTGCATATCCTTATTTCCAGTCCCTAGACCTACTGCAATGGTCATATCGGTACGGGTTTGCCATTGACGCGGATCAACCGGAACCCATTTGTTATTCAACCTGAAGATAGTCGCCTTATCAGCGTGTTTCTTGAGCAACTCATGGGTAAGCTGGAACATCCGCTTTACACCGGACTCAGCGAAGATACGAGCAACAAGTTCCATGCGCTGTTGTGCAGCGCCCATGATCTGATTGATACCGGTTGCCGTCTTGTTCAACGAGTTGGCATCAAGACCTTGATTGTACTTCGTGATGCCTGTACGAGCCTCTTTCTGGGAGTCCAGATAGGTTAGACCTTCGATAGCCCCTGCGCCGGTGTTCGGATGAACCAGAGGAAGGATTGCCATGCCAGGATCGCCCTGAACCCGCACAATCCCACCCGGACGAGACACAAGCATGTCGTCAAGATTCACCCGATCGGAGATTGCATATCGTCCGTTATTCGACAGATACAGTCCGTCAAGGTACTGGCGCATGATCGTTGAACGGATTAGCTGAACATCCTGAACAAGATCTGCCAGCGATAACCCAACATGCCTGTGAGGCATTGGAAGCGGGCAGAGCGCGGCGTAGTAGATATTCTCTGCCTTGCCGCGATAGAGAATCTTGTCGCCAACGATGTAGTAGCGCATCAGTTCGGCGATACCATCACCGTCTGAGTCAATCCGCATCGTTACATCACGGAACCACACCATTCGAGTCGAAGGATCGGCCCCTTCGTAACCTTCGGCATCTTCGTCATAGAGATTACGGGCTTCAGCAATACCGCCATCGTCTGAATTTTCATCGTAATCCGCGATATTGTCTTCTACGTCGAAGCCCATCAGGCGAATGTCGGAGATGGTCTTTTTGGTACGGTGTTCAACGTAATTCGCGTCTGATAGATCAACCTTGCGACAGGCCATATCGACCAGGATTTCTTCAGGAGGAACAGGCTCTATACAAACCTTGCCCGTCTTCGTTACCCGTTTGACGGTGATGTTGTAACCGATCTCTGTCTGTTCGGCGGAGACAATCTCAACGCCTTTATCCTGCGCCAACATGACCAACTCTTCTTCGGACAGGTTGGCGTAATTGTCCTCGATTACGTCTTCCTTGGTATCCCAATAGACCTTTACATAACCTGTCTTCATCAAGAGCGCGTCTTTGAAGAAGGTGTACATGGTCATAAACGAGTCATTCTGTTGCATGACTATGTGATTGACGTAAGACGTTTCCTGTTCAGCGGCGTCTACGTCTTCAGCACCTTTAGGCGTGAATTCAACCGCCTTGTCTCCTGCGGTGAATATCTTCAGCAGGCTAGGCAGCATCCATTCGATTGTTTCCAGCGTATCCCGAGTTACTACTTGTGACCGGCCATCTACTTCATTGCCGTAAGGCTTTCCGAGATAGTAATCGAGTGCCTGTTCGCGTTCCGCATTGAGCGTACTGGACATATAGCCATAAGACTCACTGGCTTTAGTCTCAATTACGTTAAGAATCTCCGAATCGGTCAGCTTGCTCTTGACCTCATTCTCGGTTGATTCTTGGTCGTCCTCTTGCTCTGGATTCATTTGCCGCCTTTATCTCAACCGTTTCCGGCTTCTGGATATTCTCTTGAATGCTTACAACCATAATTTCCAGATCAGTGACCCGCTTCTGCAAATCCCTGATTAACTCAATTACTTGATGCCCATTCATATTATATCTCTATTATCTGTGTAAATAATATCTCAAACAATACCTACGCTTGAATACGCTATAGGCTTTGAGAAGTTATTTGTTGGCTCTTTATAAGCAGAGCACATTAATCCAAATGCGTCTGAGCTATGAGACGCCCAATCGTGATCTGGTCCAAGTCCTATCCCTCGATTATCATCAATCTTTTCGTGATACCAGCCTAGCGCAAGCCGTCCTGCCTCTGTAGTCTCTTCATCGAACCACACTAGGTTGAACCTTCTGCGTGATGCCTCAACGCGTTGCTTTGCAGCGCCTTTGCCCTGATTAGGAACAACCTCTACATGGTATCCAGCTTCTTCAAATGCTTTCTTGAATGATGTGTCTATTACCATCTCGTTCGTATCGCCGTCATGTGGAAGCCAAATATCCGTGTTTTCCGGAGCATAACCTTTTGATAGAAGATACTGAACATGAGCCGACAAAGGTTGTCCCTGTACTTCGTAATGATCCTTTGTGCGAATCTCTTTACCTATCCACTGACAAGGCCACATAGCAAACGCATCGGCCCTTGCACCTGTTCCGCCAAGGTCACAGAATACTTTCGTCCTGAATAGCGGATCGAACTGAACGCGGCATATCCTGCCTTCGTCTTTTGACTGTTGCAGATACTTTGCGTAATAAGCGCCAGCAATCGCAGTTGCGTATTCACCTTCCCATATATGACCATACTGGTCAGGCCGTTCTTCTTGATCCCTAAGTCGCTGGCGAACTAGCTTATTCGGGAATTTAGGATTATCTCGCCAATTGAGAACGGCACCCTTGATTAGAGGATCGTTCGATAACCTGAATCTGCTTTCAACTGGCGATGCCTTCCTTGCCGGATTCCATGTTACCCATAGTTCAGCATTCCACTCTGCACCTTCTTCACGTAGCGTAGGCTCAAGGATGTTCCAGGATTGCTCTGTAACAGGTTCGGCCTCATCTACCCAACAAAGCAGTATTCGACCTTTTGATTTGACGCTACTGATATTTCTATCAAGACCGGCGAACGAGAACCACACCATTCCGTCCTTGGATTTGATGTACTTGTCGCCAATGTCGTAATAGTCCAGGAGGATTGGTTCTTCTTCAATCGCCCGCTTGCACTCTTCTAGTGATGACTCATCAAGCGAGTTCATGAACTGACGAGCGCACAATAGCTGTCCTTGAATTCCAGCCTTGCCGAAGATGTAGCCTTTTACGGCAACCATCTTTGCGAATGATCTTGTTTTGCCTGACCCTCTACCGCCGCATGACCATCTAACGTCAGCCTTACCTATGAATACAGGCTTTAGCTTTGGAGGCAGGGCAATGTCTAGTGTGTCACTCACTTGTCAGATCAATCAGGCGAATCGTCTTTACTTGATTGATACTACCAGATAGATTTAGTTCGCTATTAACCTGTAGCGGCAACAACTTTGGATATATGCTCACCCAAAATGCTTTCTCGTTGTCTGGATCGGATTGCGCCCACTCATAAAGACGATTTGCGCCACCCAAACTGTCAGCGGCTAAAGCTATAGCGTCTTTTGCTGTTTGCGTAGTCTTGTTAAGAGAGCCTTTCACTCTTCCGCCAGTCTTGATTCCCTTAGCCATACGCAACCTTTCTAAGGCTTTCTATTTTAGACTGGTCACATAGCCACCAATACTTAAGGCAGACTCTTGCAGCCATCGCTCTTGATCCGATTGAATCGCACCAAGCATAGAAGTCTTTATCATCAGGAAGCAACCTTACAGTCCAAGGCTTAGGAGCGTCAGGCATCATTGCTTTGTTCAACTGTGGTGCAAGCTCAAGAATTTGAGCCTTCTCATATGAGAGTGCGGCTTCTTCACTAACGAAGAATGCAACTATGGTTCCGTAGAATTCTACGAACCTTTTTTGCTGCGACTTAAACCTATTGTTACATCCCTTGCCAACATATACGCAAACATCGCCTTTGAAAAACTTATATACGTAGTATTTCCATTTTTCATCGTGTTGCTTTTTCCTTGCTGCCATTTATATGCCTCCTGAGTTATTCATGTTCAGGAAGAACTACTATGTATTCTTCAATGCTGCAACCTGCTGACTCACAAGCGGATAGGCATCTTGCTCGTTCAGTCTTTTCGATGTGCCTTGCGAACGCAATCAACGAATCTACATGGCCCCTTGAGAACCTGTTGTAATACGACCCGTCTTTGTTGCGTTCTATAACAATGCAATGAGCCTCTGCAAGAGCGAGTATCTCTTTATTTTTCATTTGCGAATTCCTTATAGGATTGTTCGCGGAATATACCGCTAAATATGGTTGCAGTCGCCGGTAACGCTCCGGTTCTTCAGGATATGAGCCTGACGTAGCACTTTTCTACTACCCTGCAATAATGATTACTTCTTCGGAGGGCGTTTCTTTTTACAGGCCATGATTATCTCCTAGTGAGTATGTGATTATTTTATAGTATTTATTGTCATTATGGCTAATTCCGTTTATCCACAGATTATTAGCTGACAGATAATCCTTGTCTGTTTCTCTCTTGCATCCCTCACAGGCTTGGTCGATTGCTCTCCTGTCGAATCGGCATAAGCGTGATTGATCGTATTGCTGGCATCCGTAGGTCATGGGAGTTTGTAGCGGTCGCGGCAATAACCGCAAGCACCACCAACCAACCGAACGTAATCATTTCCGCATAGGTCACAGGTTCCGGCTATTCCTACTGGAATCTCAGAGGCTAGGCGCATTGCTGCCTTAACGTGATCGTCTATTACTGACTCAATGAAATAGCTCGCTTTATCTGCCTCGTCGCCGCTACTTGGTTCGCGTTCAATCTCCATTTTTCAATTCATTTGTTTTGGCGCGGTATGTTTGAATAATTGCCTGTTCATATTTGCGAAATCATTGCAAGTTTTAATAGCTCATCTCTAAAATCTATTGGCGTTGCGTTAGCTTCCCGTTTTGATAGCGTTGGCTTGTTTGCTGACTTTCCTCGATGGTCTTGGAATCCGACTTGATGCGTTCCAATTGGGCGATCCCATATCAACGCAAAAGGAGGGGTTCTACCGAAATAGTAAAGCCATGTTGCTTTGTTCGCTCTGTGTCCGTATGCGCTTTGCCAAACTTCACATACATACCCGCCATCAATTGTCATTTGCCACCCTATTCCTGACGGGCGCGCAAGTCCGTATGCGTCCCATGCCTTTGATTTTGCCGGATGTTCAATAACACCACTAAAACGACGAACGCTATTTAGCGCGGAAACAAAACAACCGCTGTCATTTCCAGGCTTATTGTGAGACCCACCCCATCTAGCGTAATTTACCGAAGCTAACGCACCCCATAATTGGCAAGGCGGATGCGCAACAACAGGAACCGGGCCGTCGTATTTCCTCGCATCACGTTGAATTGGCCACAAATCCACACCGTCTAGCCCAGCATAGCACCCGTCAGCCTGAACAAACAATGCCGCGACCTTAATCACAGCACTATATCCTTTAGCTTACAAAGCTTTCCAATCACAGCGGCCTCGATAGCTCTGGCTATATCCATGAACTCATCTATACCGTCGCAAATAAGGAGAAATTGCTCTTCTTGTGCAATTACCTTAATCTCTTCATCATTTAGAATTTCAGGTTTCATTTTTCAGTTCCCTCGTCTTTTTCCTATAGGTTGAAATAATCTCTTTCAATTCACTAATGGAGTATTTCTTAGTCTCTTGCGGCCCCTCTAATCGCTCTACTTCGGCTAGTCCTATCTTCTGAATCAGATTTACCCGATAAGGTATCAGATTCCCGTGCAGGTGTGTATTGCATGGCATACATTGTTTGTGGATATTTGATAGGTCGAACCTGAGCGCAGGGCTTGATCCTGTAGATCGGTAATGTCCCGCATGATATTGACCTTCATGGTGTCGCCCGCAGCTTATGCAAGGCTCTTTGTCGTCCCTGATACGAACGTAAGCATTGACCGCTTGTTGAGCCTCTCGCATCCATTGTGCGCGTGTTTTGATGGATTCGCGTTTGGCTCTGATCTCTTTGCGCTCGGCTTTGGCCTGGGCAACTTCGGTCTTTGTCTTTACTCGCCATGCGTAGGATTGTGCACAGCGCAGGCTACAGACGCTTTGGAGTGGCTTTAGTGGAATGAACTTGACGCGGCATACCTTACAGGTCTTTTCTTTCATGCTTGCTTTATTGCCCTGCCAGCCTTGCCTAGTTGCTCGAATGATTTTGCTGCGCTACCTGAAATTTTAGTCCCGCAAACCCTATCTTTCCATCCTGCTATTGGCGGCCACGATACTCCAATGCAAGCAAGCTGTCGGGCAGTCCATGCCCCGCGTGGTGTTGTGTTTGACTCAATCCATTTCTTTGTAACTATCATAAAGTGTACCTTTAGAAGTTTCTTAAGAAGGTTAAGCACTCGGGTGGTGGGCAGACCTAGCCATCCTAGGTTCTGCCTTCACATGCACTCGTAACGGAGCCGCACGACCCGCCAGCCTTTCGTGTAAGGGTGCTGGCTTCGCCGCCCTTGTCGCTGTCTCAACACTGCCCC